GGCCTTGAAGGCGACCACTTCTCGCTCTGCAATCCGCGTCACAAGGCGTGGCAATACGTCGTTGACAACATTAAGAAGTGTCCAGGCCTGATTCAGCAGGACCTAATCAAGCTTACACCGAACGTTGGAACCTACGTTGTACGCAATATTCTTGAAGAAGGCGTCAACGATGGCACCCTCAAAATAGTCACAGGGGCCAAAAATGCGCATCACTACTACCTAAATGACCAAAAAACAGAACCTCAAACAAAAGGCATTTAAGTGCTTTATAATGAGGCAGTTGTCCCGTACCCTGTTTGTTAGTCTTTCCCCCTCTCTTAAGAGGGGAAAACACAAACAAGGGGCCAAAACAGAACGAAGATGGTATGAGTAACCTAACAAAAGCAGAACAAGAAATGCGTCAACTCGAAAGAGCCCTTTCTAGGCTATCAGGTGTATCAAAGGTTTTAATCTTCTATGATGAAGTTGAAGATGAAAAGGTGGCGATCTGGTTCGCGTCAGCTTGCGACAGCACCACAGCAAAGCTTGCGCGAATAATGCGTAAGTTTCCAGAATGGGCCTTTGAAATTGACGAATTAGATGGCCGAGATGGTGATGAACTAAGCATCTCAGGAAAGTGGGCAGATGCACGTAAGTTAGCAATAGCACTACTTTAACCCAGGCCATAAACCCCTCCCACACCCTGCAAAAATAAATATTTCAAAAGTGAGTCAAAACCCGAATTCCAGCGTCTAATATAATGAAGAAAGAAATATTTTCGGAGGTAGTATGAAATACGCGACAAACCAAGTGTCTGCAGCGCCATGGTATGAACGCGCGGCCTCTGCTATGGTCCGAAACGATTACAACCTGTTCAGGTTTGTAAACGAAAACAATCTTAATCTGACCTCCACAGAGTGCCAGAACATACTACGCACTAAGGCGTTTCAGGATGTGCTTCGTGTTGAACGTAACAGGTTTTATAAAGAACTGTCTACGGACCCATCGAGGAGTAGAAATACGGCCATCGGTCAATTACTCTTTGCTATAACCAAGCTTCTCGACGGGGAACAGTACGATAAGGCCGTTACGGCCATCGCGCAACTGTTCAAGGCAGAAGGCTGGACCTCCGATCAAGCACAGTTTAACATCTTCAACGACTTGAACGCGAAGGACATTGAAGGTTTGAAGAAGCACCTGGCAGATAAGTTGGAAAAGAAGTAGATGACTCCCAAAACCGAACGAAATTATATTGAGTTCAAGCCTGAGTTTGAGCTTTCTCCCGAACCAGTTAGGCCTGAACCTTGTCCTTACTGTAATCCTCGGCGCTGTCCTGGTTGTGGGCAACCTGTCTATCCCTACTTTGATGAACCTCACGTAGTTTGGGGTAACTGGATAAATGGCTGATATTGATGCGATCCTCGAAAAGTTAGAGAATTATTCCACCGAGGATGCACTTGTTGTCCTTGACGCCATCTCTGAAGACCGTAAAGAAAAGCACTTTGCGAAATACTGGAGTTGTGACCCAAACCCTGAGTACCAACAGTTCTTTGATTCAATAGCCGACAGCTTTGCGAAGTTTACATCGGACATCAAAATTTACGCAATGCTCGGGGGAAACCGCTCCAGTAAAACCGAACGTGGCGCTTTTCTCTCAGTTGCGTGGTTGTTCGGTAAGGAATACTTCAGAGACGAGCCTGCTTGGCGCTATGTTAAAGACCTTCCCATTCCCGAACATGGTGTAAATGTCTGGGCCGTTGGCTTGGACTTCTCAGTTATTCAAGATGTGATCTGGCGCGAAAAGTTGCGCTCAGGTCACAGGCATCCCGGCCTCCTGCCAAGAACCCCGTGCCCCCTTATCACAAGGATTTCAGATTCTTCTTTCCAGGTTGAAGTTGATGTCAACGGTCGAAAGTCGATTCTCACGTGCAAGAGCGCGGATTCGGGTCGGGAGAAGTTCCAATCAGCGTCAATCGATCTGGCCTGGATTGACGAAGAAATCGATGTAGAAGTCTACAACGAAATTTATCAGCGTACTTCCGACTGCGCTGGTAAAATCCTTCTAACACTGACACCCTTAAACGACATCGGCAGTGCTGCTAAGTCCCCTTGGGTCTATGACTTAAACAAGGCGTGGCGCGCGGGACAAAAAGATGTCATTTTCATCAGTCTCAACACTCTTGATAACCCTTTTATCCCGGAAGACGAAAAGCAGAAATTAAAGGAAAAGTGGGCAGGTCACCCCGAGGAACGGGCAAGACTCTACGGCGACTTTATTCAACGTGCGGGTCTGGTTTATCCCCAGTTCAATTGGGATAAACATGGAATTAAACCGTTCTCCATTCCTGCTGACTGGCGAAGAATCGTCAGTATTGACCCAGCTGCTACAGGAACCAATGCAGCAGTTTGGGCAGCCATCAATCCTAACGGCAACGTAATCATCTATCGTTGCTACTACGAGGCCAACAAGATTGTTTCCGACCACGCAAAGAATATTCTAGTTCGCAACGGCGGCGACAAGATTGATATTTGGTTAATTGACCCGTTTTGGGGCGCTGCGCGAATGGCAGATTCCCACAAACAAGGATGGCTTCTCTGGAAAGAAGCAGGCATCCCGGTCAGACTAGCACCCCGCGCCGATGATTTCGGTAGAGATACCCTCGCTGAGTATTTAAGCGCGTCTCTGGATCAAGCCAACAGGCACCCAAAAATCTTCTTCTTTAATACCCTTACAGATGTCCGCGACGAGTTTGAAACCTATGTATGGGATTACATCTCCAAGGGGCCTCAAAAAGGCATGAGCAAGGACAAACCCAGGAAGCGCAACGATCACGCGATCAACGCAATTCAATATCTGGTCAGCCTGCGCCCTAGAGCAAAGATGTCTGTTGCTGCTGCATACAACCCGAATCAAAGTTATACTTAATGACAAAGGTCGTGAGGGCGACCTAAAGAGGAATAGCCACCAGGCTATAAACCCCTCCCTTCCATGACATAGATGGAAAATCTATGACAGGCTCTAGGCTCAACCTATCCTGACATGAGGAAATTAAATGTCTGTTACTGCAGAAAATGCAACGTATCTTACTGGCGGACCGACGGCTTCCGGGCAGGTTCTAGCTCCCAACGAGCTTTCTAATTTGGAAGTCGCTCTGATCGGCACCGTGACCTTTACTTCTGGCGCGGGTAGTGAGACTACTGGCGTTATTAACTTTATTGATGGAACCAAGACTCTCTCGTTTACTCCAACCGGCGTGCTTGCGCAGGTCATTGGTGGAACGAATACTGGCGTTGGTGTCCTGAGTGTTGCGGTTGCTAATGCCGCAACGGCGACTGTGACCTTTACCACAGGTCTCACTAACGGCGATACTGTGAAGATTCTGTTCATGATCGTGAAGTAAGGAGCCAATATGAGCCTATTTCGCGGTGAACACCTTGTAGATTGTGTGCTTGACGGAAATACCGTCTTTATCACCAATCCTACTTTTGACGCTGGTACTACTATTGCGCTTGCAAACCCTGCGACCAGTCTTTCGGTTACAGGTGCTTTGAGTGTTGGGGGCGCTACGACTCTAAACAGTGCTTCTCAGACGGGGGCTGCAACTTTTGCGACCGGAACGGGCGCTGTTACTCTCAATGGCAACACTACTGTTGCTACCGGCAAGACGCTTGCGGTAACTAGCAACGAAACTGTTGGTGGAACGCTTGATGTAACAGGTGCTACTACTTTGACTGGTGGGGAAGTTGGCTACACCGGCGGTTCTGCCGCCTCTGCTGGCTATGTGGGCGAAGTAATTTCAAGCGCTGTTGCTGTAGGAAGTCCTGTTTCATTAACTACAGGAACACCTGCAAATGTTACATCAATTTCTCTGACCGCAGGTGATTGGCTAGTTTCGGGTAATGTTAACTTTACAGCGAGTTCTGCAACTACTACAAACGCTTCTTTGTGGGCTGCTGGTATAAATACAGTGACTGCTACTATTCCTACGGATGGGACAGAGTGCTCTGCGGTTTACGCCACAACGACTGCTTCTTTTAAGGGAAGCATTGCTCTTTCCCAGAAACAAATCAATGTTTCTTCTACAACGACAGTCTATCTAGTCGGAGAAGCAACTTTTTCGGCGGGTGCTGTTGGTGCTTATGGTTCGATTGCGGCACGCAGGGTTCGTTAATGCAACTACTTAAAGAGACACTATTTCTGCTTCTTGCCTTCTTGGATGCAGAATTTACCAAAAGGCGATTGTCTGAACTTGGACTTGATGCGGAATTGAATCCGTTTATTAGGTGGCTTGGCAGCAGAATTGGAGTCGAAACAGGTGTTGATTTAGGTATAATCCTTCCAACCGGGGGTCTAGCGATCCTCGGTTGGTTCTTCCCCGAACTGCTGACCTTTATGATCGGTGTTCGGTTCTGTTTGTTTTTGTTCCAGCAAAGGTCAAGGTATGGAAACTAAGCTAATGGATTTAGATGCTCCCGTAGCTCCAGAGGGAGAGCAAGTAGAGGCAAAAGATGTTTCGCGCCTTGGCGACGGAGTAAGTGATATGCTCGGTCCTGTTGTTGTAGGCGGACGAGGGGGCGCAGATTGTTTTTGGTCCGAACGTACGGTGCAGGCTGGTGTTAAGGACCCTCAGGTGGAATGGCCTTCGCTTGATGCTGGATTTGTTCCGCAGAAGAGGCCTTGGTAAATGGCACTAACAGATACACAAAAAACAGAGATGCTCTCGGAGCTTTTTAACTCTGAAAAGGTGAATGTAACTTGCTCTAAACATGTTTATTTTGGTCCGGTGAAGGGTAAGCCAGAGATTCAACCTGCTCTGGGATGTCCTAATTGCTGGAAGGTGTTCTTCATATGTGAGATGGCGAGTACGCCCCCAGATGAAAGACGCCAGAAACTCGACGAAATCGAGGAAGTTCTACACAAGATGGTTGAAATGGTAATTGCCGGTACGTGGGATTTGGAGCTTTACCCACATGCCAAAATCGAAATTGGTGAGGAGTAAGATGGCTGTTTTTACATTTGTTCCAGTAGCGCCCGCTGGTAATGGAACCAACACAAACAACATTTATAACGCCACGCTGGGCGCTGGAGCTAATTCAGCAAATCTTACCCCAGGCGTTGACGCAATTGTTCGGATTGCTTGTAGCGCCGCAATTGCGATCAGATTTGGCCAGTCAGCAGCGTTGACCAATGCGGTCGCAACTGACATGTATTTTCCAGCAGGCGTGTATATCTATGATATGGGACATCTCAATGACGCGCTGAATATCTACGCGTTTGGTGCGGGTACGATTATCACGTTGAGTTATGTACCAAGGAACTAAGGGATAAAGAATGGACTTCGGGCCTGTACAATTCTCTGGAGATCGTGTAGCGCAAGCGCGTCGAACACTCGATCGTATGTGGACGTATCGCCGACAGTTTGATCAAAGGCGGGCTATTTTCTATAGACAGTACGTTTCCCAGCGCGATGCACAGAAGTTTCCAGACAATACAACTAACAGAGCCAATACATTTATTCCGTACCCTTTCTCCAACGTCGAAACTGTTGTTTCGCGTGTAGATGATGGGTTTTTCTCATTTTATCCGTGGTTTGAAGTTGCTGGTGTTACTGAACAAGATGACCATTCTGCAGAGGCAATGCAGCTTGTCCTAGACAAGAAACTAACGCAAGCAGGTTTTAAGAGTGCCTTCGAGGCGCTTGTTCGTAACGTTGCTATTTATGGCTTTGGTGGCCTTAAAGTTGATTGGAACTGGGATTTCAGGACGCTTACAAAGCCGGTTCCAACGTTTGCAATGCAAAATGGACAGCCTGTTCCCGATCCTAATACAGGTCAGCCCATCGTCATTGGGTATCACCCACAGACCTTTCAGGTTCCTGCAGCCTGCCCGCGCATCACCGCAATCGACATCTACGATCTACTTGTAGACCCTGATGGTGGAATTGCAGCATGTTTGACTGAAAAGACCCTTGGTGAGCTTCAACGTTACTGTCAAGCATATAAAGCCTCAACCGGCCAGGACTATTTCTACCCAGAAGCTGTTGCAGAACTAACTCGTCTAATTACTGAAGCTTATCCAGAGGCCCCCGAGTCCGTTCTAGTTCGTTACGCTGAAATGTGGGATGAAGCGGCAGGCACTTGCACAACCCTCACTTTTGGCGAAGACAAAGACGCAATCGCGTGGAAGGACCTCCGGGCCAGTTATCGCGCGACAGCTTATTCTCCTTATAAGCGCAAGCTTTACGATGGACCTCCTTTGATGCTGTGGGACGGTCCCAACACCTTCGATCACAAGCGTAACCCTATTCTTTACACCAGTTACGTCAAGCTGCCTAATGAACTCTACGGCATAGGCGCAATCGAGGTTATCACAGACCTCACTGAATCCATGAACAAGCAAATCAACATGCTCATGGACAACTGGAACATGGCAATCAACCGCCGTTACGCCTATGACTCGAATGCAGATATTGACCACGAACAGCTTAATCAAGCGAACGTTCCGGGTGGTAAAGTTGCAGTAAACGGTGACCCCTCCAAAGTTATCATGCCTCTTCCATTCTTTACCCCGGCGCAGGGAGACTATGCGGTTCTCGATCTCTACAAAGGTATGATAGAGATGGGTTCTGGTATCTCGGACTTCTATGGTAAGGCTGTTGGAAGCCCAACAGGTAATCGAACTGCTACAGGCATCAATTCTGTCATTAACGAATCAAACTATCGCTTCAAGCTGTTCATTCGGAACCTTGAACTGGACATTCTTCAGCCTATGCTCGCCATGTGCGCGAGTATGATTCAGCAATACATGACCGATCGGGAAGAAGTTCTTATTACGAAGGCTCAAGGCCCGCAAGTCCCGAAGTGGCAAGTCATTGATCCTGAAGCAATTATAGGCAACTATGAATTCAATCTAACGGCAGCTAATTACGCAACCAACAAAACTGTCCGGCAACGTAATCTGATGACATTCGCGCAAATCGCCCAACAAACCCCCTACTGGCGTGCGGGAGAAGGTCTTCGTGAAATCGGAAAGGTCCTCGAAGTTCGTAACATTAACGATCTCATTAAATCGGATCAAGAAGTGCAGATGGAGCAGCAGCAGGCACAGCAGCAACAGATGCAAATGGCTTTCGCAGAAAAGGTCCTTGATACTGAAAGTGCTATCGCTATTGCTGAAAAGTCTGGACAGATTAAAGCTGCACAGGCAGCGCACAAAGCCGGAGGCAAAGGAGGGGGAAGTTCCCCTCCTAAGCCGGCCCTCCACCGTCCCGAAGGCCGACCGGCAGGTGTAAATCACAAAATCCAAATGCGGGGCATCAACGATACCGAAAGTGATACACGCCGTTTTGCACAAGAAATGGGTGGCAACGGTATAGGCTAGGAGCAAAGGCTTGAAAAGACTTACCCAAAGATTTACAAGAATAGTTATGACATTTCTTCTGGGTACTGTTCTTACGGGCCTTGGAAGCTACGCCAATACATTCGTTATGAAACACAATCACGGTGCAATGCCTGTGTGGTGTTTTGATGACACTTGTATTGAAGAAGTAGCTGCTGACCCTCAACATACGCTTCTTACCAAGGACTCCAAATACCCGATACTAGCGGATATTTTTCCAACGTACATAACTATTCCACAAGGTGTTATACTTTCTGGTATAATGAGTATTGGTGATGTCGCAATCTTCGCAGGCCAAGTAATTGTTTGGTATACGGAAATATTTCTACTTTTACTTCCCCTCACACTTCTGTGGGACCTTTTTAGAGTAATTCGGAGAATTTGAATGGATAAAAGTGGGAGGGGGTTTATAGCCTGGTTGGTTGCACTGTTCCCCAGGCCAAAAACCCCTCAGTGGATCGTAGTTGAAGTTGAAAAGCCGGTTCCGGTTCTTGAGCATTCAGATGCAGCAGCTATTGCAAGTTTGAAGGGGCATCCAGGCATCGAGGCACTTCTTAATAGACTTCGATTACAGCAAGTTGCCATAGAGCAACAGATATTGTCTAATCGACATGAGGACCTTGATGATGTCAATTTTTTACTCTCTTGTGTTTTTGGGCTTAGGGCTGCTCAATCTGAAATCCGTAGCGCCACGAAAAATCAAGACAACCGGCGCACAAGGCCCGCTTCCCCAGACGAAATAGAACAGT